GCCGTGCAACTGGCAAAGCGCATTGCCACCACTAAGGGCATCGAGCTTGATGAGGCCTTTGCCTTGCTGCAGGGCGGCACTGACCTTGGCGAAATGGAACTGCTAAGCGACTTCACGGAAGAAACACTTGGCATGATCAACAGTGGCGGCAGCATTGAAATCAGCAATGCTCGTATGGTGACGGCCTTTGTGCGTTGCCGTGGAGAAGGCTTCATTGATGGCGAATGGCAAGCCGTAGACGATTGGTCCATTGAAGACACCAAGACAATGGGGCGCCCCGTGATTGCTAAGGCCATGGAATTCATTGCCTCTGAGCAAGAGCAGGAGGCGGCTGATGCAAATTCGGCAAAAAAAGCTCCACGGAAAACCAAGGAAGTATTGCCGAACAGCTAGAAAAGCAATCTAGGGACTTCTTGAAATCCTTGGTGAAGTGGGACGACATCTACTTCCGGCTTAATGCTTCTGACCTTAGAGACGAGCGCTGGTCTGCCAAGAATTTTGGCGGCCAGCGAATTTCTGATGTGAATGGTGCATTGGCATGGCTGGAGAAGCACGATATTGCCAAGTACAACCTTGAAAGCATTTCCATTGCAAAATTGGGCTGTTTTGTGGCAGGTAGCCTAGCTGGCAAGAAGACCAAGATTTCGCCACAGGACTTCCTTCCGTTCGACACTCGTAAGATCAAAACAGAAAATGGAATGTCTGATGCAAGCATGAAGGTGCTGCAGCGGTTGATGAAGACGCAGAAGATGGATGGACGAGTGATTGCATCGTTGGCTGAAGAATTGAAAATGGCATCATTGCGTAGTAGCCAGGAATAATCGGCTACACTGGAGAGAATAGGCGAGTATAGACAATGGCTGACGCTGCTCAATTGAAGCTGCAGGTAGGACTTGACCTTACGTTCTTCCGGCAGCAATTAGCGCAGCTTGGCACTGTGGCAGTTGGCTATCAAATGCCAATCAATATCAAATTTGATCGTGAATCCATACAAAAAGAATTAGCGCGACTATCTAGGCTCAAGACTGTTATATCCATTAACGATTCGCAAGTCACGGCGGCAACAGACAGAGTCGATTCATTGAATAAGGCAATAGTTGCATTACGCAATGCCGCTAAAAACCCTATTATTGTAGAAACAAAATATAAAGCAACTGGAGACATTCCTGGCGCTCGTACAAAGGCAAAGTCTGCTGTAAATACTGCCGTCAAGGGGCAGTCGTTGGTTGACAATGCGAGCCGCACAGAACTTCAATCTTTATACAAATTTGCGAAAGAGTCCAATCTGCAATTTGAAAAGCTTCAGCGCGGCGCAGCAAGTAAAACCGAGGAATTGCGAAGAGTGCTTGGTCCAGCATTTTCAAATGTTGGATCAGATATACTTGCGGGTATTAAATCTGGCTTAGCCGATGCAAATTCCGCTTTGAGTAAAATTGCGGCGGGCATGGGAGCCACTTTAATTGGCAAAACCAAGGCTGTATTCGGCATCGCCTCTCCTTCAAAAGTATTCAAGGCAATTGGAGAAAATATTGTTGACGGCCTGGAGATTGGCTTCATTGATGGCTTGAAAGATTTTAAGAATAAGTCTGTAGATGAAATTAGAAAAATTGTAGCACTGCTGAAGCTTGAGCTAGCAAAGATTTCTGGCGTCTCTATGGCCCCTGCCATGACTCGCTCCGCAGGTGGACGAGGCTCTCAAGGGTACATGTCACCCATTGGTCCACTTCCTCACGGCAGCCGGGAGCCTTGGGCATTTAGTGAAGGCAGGTATCAACCGTTTATGACTCAACCGGGTCAAATGCGTGGAGCCAGTGCGTCTCGCGCAGGGGGACCATCAATCATGGGGACGATTAGCTCCCCAAGCATGTTTGGCGCAGGTTTCCCTGCCTTGCCTTCTGCCGGGATGACCACTGGAGGCAGTTCATACCGACAAGCACAATTACAGTCACGAGTGGCTGCTGCGTATGCAAGATCCGCTGCGCGAGAGGCCAGTGTGCTTGGTGAAGGTCAAATGTATGCAAGTGTTTCCGGGCGAGTACCTTTAGGCAATACTGCTCCGCGTCTTCCTGCTGGGAACAGAGGCGGCGCACTTGCCCTAAGAGATACAGGCGCACAAACACCATTAAGTTTAGATTATTACAAAAATGCCTTTAAGTATTCCGAAGCGTTGAAGGTAGCTGACGCTTCAATGCGAAACTTTAGTGCGTCACAGATTCCATTCATTGGAGGGCTCAGGGGCGTTGCCGGGGAATTAGGACAAGCAACAAAACAAGTGTTGCTTTACGGAACTGCATATAGGGCACTTGCTGCCATTACCAGTATTCCCGGTCAAATACTTAATGCCGCAAAAAGTCAACAACAATACACCAATGGCCTAAAGGTTGCCACTCAAGAAACTGGCACCTTTGCCAAGGAATTGCTTTTTGTTGATAATGTCCAAAGGGCATTTGGTCTTAACCTAGAAACCACTCGCACGGGATTCACGAGGCTATATGCCTCCATGGCTCCAACTGGCTTCGATTCCGGCTCCATTGAAAAGCTATTTACTGGCATTAGTGCCGCCACTGCAGCGCTGCAGCTAACTCCTGACAAGGCCGAGCGTGTTATCTACGCTTTCGGACAAATGGCCAGCAAAGGCCAAATCATGAGTGAAGAGCTTAAGGGGCAACTGGGAGACGTGCTTCCTGGCGCATTGGCTATCTTTGCAAAATCGGCTGGAATGTCCGTCAAGGAATTCAGCAAGGCGATGGAAGATGGCGAGTTTGTTGGCAGTCGTTTTAGAGAGGTATTTGCCAAGGTAAGTGATGAATTGATGACTCGCTTTGGCACGGGAGCGCAGGCGGCTAGCAAGTCATTGCAAGGTTTGTTGAATACAGTTGGCGGGGATTTTCAACGCACACTGGAAAGCTTCGCTCCAATGGCTAATGCCGCAGCGCAAGCAACATTGGGGCCGCTCTCGGGGATGTTAAAGCAAGTTTCAACGGCGGCCCAGTTGGCGATGGGAGAGCAGGAAAGAGTGAAGAAGCAGTTGGAAGATTCCCAAAAAGATGTTTCTGCGTTAAAAGTGGGTGGCGCTAGCGTCAAAGAAATCAAGGCTGCAGAACAAAATGTTGCCGCATTGGCTGCCAAGTACGAGCTGTTAAATGATGCAGCAAAAGATCCCGCAATTGCACAGCAAGTGCAAAACATCCAAAACTTTACGGAACAAATTGGTAAAGCTGGCACGTTTACGATGAACCTTGCTGGGTCCATTGGTGGAGCGTTGGCTCCTATCTTAAACTTTCTAGGCAGTAATTTAACAACTGTTATTAGTCTTGTCACTTCTTTTTATGTTGGGTTCCAAACTGCAAGACTGGCAGCAATGGCGCTCATGGGAGTTCTTTTGGCGTATAGAACAATATCTGCGATACTTGGCTTTGGTCCTGCAACTCTGAGCGCAAACAGCTTGGCGGGTGCGTTCAGGGGGCTTGGCGTTGCCGCGACAGGGGCGCAGGTTCAAGTGGTGGGGCTAAGGCTTGCTTTAACGGCTTTAGTCGCATCCACCGTAGTGGGAGCAGTTGTCGCTGGCATAATGCTTGTCGCAGGTGCATTTGCAACGGTAGGGAACAAAGCAAAAGAAGCGGCAGATAAGGCGAAACAGTCAATGGATTCAATGCGAGACGCGGCCATGCAGGGAAACACTTCCCTAGTCACCATGGGTGCCGCGACTGCAGAGCAGAATATAAAAGACCTGAAAGAATTGGAGAAAACTATCTTAGCGGGAGCGACTGAAACGAAGAAATTCAGGAATTCCGTTACCACAATACTTGCTCCCAGTCAAGCCCAAAGGAAATTGGCTGGCTTGTTTGATATTACTTTACCGGCAAAAGCCAGCAAGGAGGCAATTAAAGAATTGTTTGATGCGGCCATTAGAGGGCAACAGTCAGTCAAGGCGCAAGCTGCTATTCTTGTTCCCATAGCAAAAAAACGTGAAGCGGCTATAGGTCTTAACAAGCCCACGCCAAATCCTCTCACGGAGGACGAAGACACAAAGAAAAAACAA